GAAGTTGACACTGCTGCATAAATACAATATTATGGTATAATTTAAGGAATCTAAAATATGGCAAATTCAACTTCGGCAAATTTAAAATTAACTGTTCAAACAACAGGTGAAAACTCAGGAACCTGGGGACAGATCACTAATACTAATTTACTAATTCTTGAGCAAGCAATCGGTGGTTATGATGCGGTAGGAATTACCGCAGCAGCGACTTTAACTTTTTCAAACGGTGTTTTATCTAATGGTAAAAATCAAGTTTTAAAATTAACTGGGACTATTACTGGAAATAAAAATGTAGTAATTCCAGATGGAATAGAGAAAACTTATTTAGTTGAAAATGCAACATCTGGTGCTTTTACAGTAACTTTTAAAACATCTTCTGGAACAGGAGCTACATGGTCAGCTACCGATAAAGGTTTTAAAATTTTATATTCTGATGGAACTAATGTTGTTGATATCACAGCCGACTTAGGTGATATATCTTCTGGCGCTATTACTGCTACTGGAAACATTATTCCTGGAGCAAATGATACTTATGATTTAGGCACTACAGTTGCTGTTTGGCAAAATTTATATACAGGAGATTTACATTTATCAAACCAAGCTAAAAAACAAGGAAATGTTGTAGATGGAACCAAAGGAAATTGGACTTTACAAGAGGGAAAAGATGATATATTTATGTTAAATAATATATCTGGAGAAAAATTTAAAATTAATTTATCTAAGATAGAAGGAGATTCATAATGGGTGTTATTTCAGACGGAACAACAATGATAGACAATGGGGCCTTTGAAGGTCTTGCCGTACTAAGTTGGGACACTACAGCTAAAACAGCAAATTTTACAGCAGTCGCTGGTAATGGATATTTTGTAAATACTACATCAGCATCAGTAACAGTAACACTACCCGCTTCACCAAGTGCAGGTGATCAAGTTGGAATTAAAGATTATGCAAATACTGCAGACACAAACTCAATTGATATTGCAAGAAACGGATCTAATATTCAAGGAATAGCTGCTAACTATCAAATAAGTACAGAAGGTGGAGGAGCTACATTAATTTATGTAGACGGAACACAAGGATGGAAAGTAATATCTGATTCTCAAGCAAGTGCTATAGGTAGTTTTATTAATGCAACCGGTGGTACAATAACTACCTGTGGAAATTTCAAAATTCATACATTTACATCACCTGGTACTTTTGCTGTATCTTGTGCTGGTAATCCTGCATCTGCTTTAGCAGATTATTTAGTAGTAGCCGGTGGTGCCGGTGGAGGATCACGTTTTGCCGGAGGAGGTGGAGCAGGTGGTTATAGAGAATCTGGTGGCACTGCCTCTGGATGTTACTCAGTAAGTCCATTAGGCTTTGGAGTTTCTGCTTTTTCAGTTTCTGCAACATGTTATCCAATAACCGTTGGAGCAGGTGGTGCTGGAGGAGTAGCTACTGGTGGATGTGGAACAGGTGGTGCAGGAAACGGAACTCCCGGAGGTTCTTCATCTGCATTCCCGATTACTTCCGCTGGAGGCGGCGGTGGAGGCCGTGGTGATGCAGGCCCTGGACTTAATGGAGGTTCTGGAGGAGGAGGTGCTGGAAGATTTGCAAGTTCTGCTGGATCAGGTAATACTCCCCCAGTTAGTCCACCTCAAGGAAATAATGGAGGGTCATCAAATGGTGCTGATTTTTACTCGGGAGCCGGTGGTGGAGGAGCAACTTCTGTAGGAGTTAACACAGTTGCAGGACCTGGTGGAAATGGCGCAACAAGTTTTATCACTGCAGCTCCAGTGACTCGAGCTGGCGGTGGCGGTGGCGGTGGTGGTGGAAGTCCTTCAGGCAACGGATTTGGTGACGGAGGCCCAGGTGGAGGTGGTGACGGAGGTCTAGCTGAAGGATCAGCAGGAACAGCTAACACTGGTGGTGGTGGTGGTGGAGGAGGTTATGTTGCACCAACTAATCGTGTTGGAGGAGCTGGTGGTTCTGGAATTGTAGTAATCAGATATAAGTATAGATAGGGAGATAAATTATGGCACATTTTGCAAAAATAGGTATTAATAGTAAAGTCATTCAAGTAGTAACTTTGAATAACGATGATATGTTAAACGCTGATGGTGTTGAAGATGAATCAGTAGGTCAACAATATTTAGAAACACATAATAACTGGCCTGCACAAATGTGGATTCAAACATCTTACAATACAGTGGGTAATGAACATAAAGGTGGTGGTACACCTTTTAGAGGAAACTATGCAGGTATTGGTTATACTTGGGATGAAGATAATAATATTTTTTGGTCACCAAAACCTTACGCTTCTTGGGTAAAACACATAGGATCAGCTTCTTGGAAATCACCAATCGGTGACGCTCCTGCATTAACAGAAGAACAGGCTTCACAAAATACAGCTGGAACTCATTTATGGGTCCATGATTGGAATGAAGAAGGACAGACTTGGGATTTGACAAATAAATTAGCTTAATATATATCGGGTGGTGGTATGGACAAGAAAGTATTAACAGAACAAGCATTATATTTTGGTGATATAACAATGCCTGAAGATTGGGACATTGATAGAGATAAATTATCAGGAGACATTTTACAATCAACATTTACAGATTCAGAATTTCCATTTTCAAAAACTTGGGACATGTTGAACACGTATATACGAGAACATATCGGCATTGAATATAATATTCGTTTAGTTAATAAAAATTCTTGGGGTAATATCTACAAACCAAATCAAACATCAACACCATTATTAGATGTAGATCCAGTTGATCTTAAAAACTCACCAGATTTTACATTATTGTATGGCGTTAAGGTTAATAAGTGTTGGGTTCGAATACATTATGAAGATAACAGACGTAAAGGAAGAAGTTGGGATATAGAACTTAAAAATAATATGTTCATAATGTTTCCATCTACTAATATGTATTACATAAAAAACGGCCAGAAAGACAGTTTGAATTTTATACAGACAATAACTTATGAATATATCTAATTATTATTGGTATTTTACCTCAGCCATACCACTAAAACTATGTGATGACATAATTAAATATGGTTTATCACAAGCAGAAACTATGGCGAGAACTGGTGGTTATGGAGATAAAGAACTTACAAAAGATCAAATTAAAGATATGAAAAGAAAAAGAAATTCAGATTTAGTATGGCTTAATGATCCATGGATATATAAAGAATTACACCCATACATTCATCAAGCAAATAGAACTGCAGGTTGGAACTTTGAATGGGATTTTTCAGAGTATTGTCAATTTACTAAATATAAGTTAAACCAATATTATGATTGGCATTGTGATTCTTGGGATAAACCGTATAACAAACCTGATAGTCCTAATGAACATGGTAAAATAAGAAAACTTTCGATGACTTGTCAGTTAACCGATGGGTCTGAATATACAGGTGGTGAACTAGAATTTGATTTTAGAAATTATGATCCTCATATGAGAGAAGAAGCTAAACATTTAAGGCAAGCAAAAGAAATACTTCCGAAAGGATCTATTATTGTGTTTCCTTCATTTGTATGGCATAGGGTTAAACCTGTAACGAAAGGAATTAGATATTCATTGGTCATGTGGAACCTCGGATATCCTTTTAAATAATATGGTAATAAATGAATATTTTAAAACACCTATATGGATGGAACAAAAACCAGAGTTTGTAAAATCTTTAGATAAAGCTTCTAATAAATATATTAAAGAAGCTAAAAAAAGAGAAAAAGATTATATCAAAAAACATGGTGATTTTGGAAGAAGTTATCATTCAACACCATTGACTACGAATAATAGATTTCTAGATTTTAGAAATTATGTAGGGCAAAAGTCTTGGGAGTTTTTAGATTGGCATGGTTTTGATATGAAACAATATACAACTATGTTTAGTGAGTTATGGGTACAAGAGTTTGCTAAAAATGGTGGGGGTCATCATTCTGCACACATACACTGGAATCAACATGTATCAGGTTTTTATTTTTTAAAATGTTCAAATAAAACATCTTATCCAATATTTCATGAACCACGAACTGGTGCTCGTGCTACGAAATTAAAATTAAAAAATGGTAATGGTATATTTCATGGAACTGAATTAATTCATTTTAAAGTAACACCTGGAACTTTAATTATATTTCCAGGGTACTTAGAACATGAATTTGCAGTAGATCATGGTACAGAACCATTTAGATTTATACATTGGAATATACAAGCTGTCCCGAAAGAAATGGCTAAAGATGTTTAAAAATAAAAAGTATACAGTTATCCGTCAAGCAATATCAAAAGACTTAGCAGTTTTTGTTGCAAATTATTTTTGTATGCAAAAACAAGTTTATGATACTTGCAGAGAAGCTAGATACATTTCACCATTTGAAAATATTATAGGTCACTATGAGGGTAGTGATGAACAGATACCAAATACATATAGTCAGTATTCTAATATTGCCATGGAAACTTTAATGTTAAAATGCCAACCTAAAATGGAAGAAGTAACAGGTCTTAAATTATATCCTGCATATACATATG